AGGCTCAGGTTCTGCGACGTTCTATTTTACCAACGAGGACGCAAATATGGGCAACCGTGTTATCGAGGACGTTCTACAGCGCCAACAAACAGGTGCAGCTTTCAAGCTGTATATCGACCGTGTGTTTACGGGCGGTGTTGTTGACGACACGCTGAGCCGTTCAGTAGCGTTCGACGCAATTCTTACTTCGGCTAGTTTGGCCGTCAACCCTGATGACGCCCAATCCGTGTCAGTAAACTTCCGTCCAGCAGTGGCACCTGTATTTGACTTCAGCGTTACCGCGTAACTTAATTGAACTTAAGTAGTCAACAGACCCCGGTCTCCGGGGTTTTTTAATGCGCTACGCTATAGTTAATTTATAGTCAAGCACACGTCATGCCCGCTGGATCTAATCGCGCCATTGATCGGTTGCGTAAAGCAGCAAATCTCCAGCCAAGCAAGCGCAAGGTTAAATTGTCCGACGGCACTTCATTCGAGATGTGGATCAGCCCGCTAACCATGGCTGAACGTGAACGCGCCCAGAAGCAAGCCAAGTCTGACGACGCTGGAGCGTTCGCACTGCAGCTATTGATTGGCAAAGCACAGGACGAAAACGGCGCGAAGCTTTTCTCTGCTGGTGAAACCGATATTTTAAAAAACGAAGTCAAGGACAGCGATCTGCAGTCTTTGATGTTGGCTATTCTCACTGACGAAGACGAAGAGCTTATGGACCCAAAATCCTAGTTGCGGAACTTCGCAAAGACAACTGGCTCATGCTTCAATTTGGTGTTGCCAAGGAACTGGGCATGAGTTTGACTGAAGTCCGCACCACGATGACACCAGAGGAGCTAATTGGCTGGAGCGCCTATTTCCAGATCCTTAATGAGGACCAGGAAAAACAAATGGAAAAAGCCCGCCGCCGAAGGTAGACTATTCTGCGCCTAGAATAGAAAGCGACGTACCAGCTGTGGATCGTGGCATACAGAGCTGAAATTGAAATAGGCGTAAAAGGTGTAGAAGCACTTACCAAGCTTCAAAAAAGGCTTGAAGGAACCAACTTTAAGATTGATGAAATTAATAAAAAGCAATCGACCACTTTTGGTGGTCTGGCCCAAAGCATACAGAATTATGCACAGCAGTTAAATTTAGCTGAGAAAGCTTTAAGTAAAGTCGCGGCAGCTACTCCGCAGGAAACTAGGGCAGTAAATAACTACGTCACTGCTCTAGGTAATGCCAACGCAGCTAGAGAAAGACAGAACAGACTTATTAAGCAAGAAATTGCAAATCGTACAGGTGCCACAGCAGCCCTTAAAGCTTATAACGCCGCAGCGGCTGCCCCCACGCAAAGGGGGGCCGCCACCACAATGTCAGGCGCGTATATGCGGGGCGCGTTTAGGGGCGGTTCGCAGTATCCAGGCCCTATAGGCCCAGGTGCAGCTAGCGCAGCTAGGCTTAGTAGCAACCTAGAGCAAGGGCGTTTATCCCAGCGGGCAAAAGGATTAAATCAATACGAAAGACCTATTTTCCCGCAACCAGACATAAATAGAGAGATAGCAAGACGCAGTAAACTCAGATCCATAGCAAGAGCTACCGCAAAAATTGAGCAACAAAGAAGTAAGCGTTTAGCCGGGCAAAACAGTTTAACTAGCGGTCTACTTCGCTTAAATAATGCTGTCTTAAACGCAGCTAGAAGCGAAGCGCAAGCGCGTGGCGAAAGCGTAGCAAAACAACGCGCACTAAACAGGGAGTTAGCCAAATCCCAGCAGTATTCAAGACCTATAGGACCACAACCGCAGCGAGCTGCCGCAGTAAGAGGCCGAGCGGGTGCTGGTCAGTTAGCAGGAAGACTAGGCGCAGCAGCAGCGGCAGCTGCTGCTATTCGCGGTGTAGCTAACTTAGCTAATGCGTCTGCAAGAACTTCTGCTGAGTTGAGCAAACTTGGTATTGCTCTTGAAGGTGTATTGGGTAAAAACGCCGCAGAAGGTTTTAAAGCGATTGACCGGGCTGCGCGAGATTTTAACCAGCCAATCGTAGACGCTACAAGAAACTTCACTCAATTAAGCGCTGCTGCAGTAACCAACGGCAACAGTATTAAACAGACAGAAACTTTATACCGTGCTTTATCCGCTGCAACTAAAGCCACAGGTGGTGACGCACAAGACCTTAACGGTGTACTACGAGCGGCAACCCAGGTTATTTCAAAGGGGGTTGTAAGGTCCGAAGAACTTAGAGGTCAGATCGGCGACCGCCTTCCTGGTGCGTTCCAACTGTTTGCCCAGGCCACAAACCGTTCTGCGGAAGAGCTGCAAAAAGCCTTAGAGCAAGGCGAAGTTAGCGCAGACGAGTTTGTAACCACATTCGCAGACTTCATTCTCAATAAGTATGAGCCTGCGGCCAAAAAGATCGGCGATTCCCCAGCAGAGGCCGGTGCTCGTCTAACCAAAGCATTAGAAGACGCCAACCGTGCGGCAGGCCCCCTGCTTGCTGCTATCGGGGCGAAATTCCAGAATTTTGCTACAAATGTAATTAAATTTTTAACGCCTTTAGCAAGTTATCTTACCGACTTATTTAATTTTACGCCTGCGACAACAGCTGGGTATAAAAAGATAGGCGCAGACCTTGTCACTGTTAGCAACAAACTTACTGACGCGCAAAAAAGACTCGACGAAGCCACTGATACTACAGCAAAAAACAGTCTAAAACTGCTTGTAGATGAGTTAAAGAGTAAACGGCAAAAGTTAGCTAGTGAATTCAGTCGTATTGCGTTAGCTCTACCCTCAAGAACAACAGAACCCCCCGTACTAAAGAAAACAACCACAGACGAGGACTTAAAAGGCGCACCAAGAGCCCCAAGACTGCCTACATCAGAAGGTTTCCAACTGCAGCAACAAATAAGTCAAGAATTACTAAAACAGTTTGATATAAAAACAAAATACATGCAGATTAATATGTCCGAGTTGGAGGCTCTGGACTTTCAAAATACTCGTTTACGTGAACGTTTGCAGCGGGAGGAAAACTTACTTGAGTTCCAGCGCCAGCAAGCCCTAGCCACCAGTAAGTACGCTGCAGACGCAGAGCTAATTAACAAGCTTTTCGACACTCGTTTAGTAACACTTAGAGGCCAAACTGAAGCGCAAATACAGCAAAATGCGGCTATCAAAGAGCAACTTGCAATACAGGAAAAAATTACGGAATTAAAACGACAAGAAGAACTTGAAGGTCTTGAGCGTGGTTTAAGGCGTGATATTGCTGACGTGGAACGTAGGACGGCTTCACCATTTGGTGGTGACGAAGCAGAACGCGCTGACTTGCTTATTAAGCAAACACGGCGGTACGAAGATGTAATCAACGGACTAACTGCATTAATTAAAGAACAAGAGGAACTTGAAACATCAAAATATAAGAAAGTACGCGAAGCTGCTACAAAAGAAATTGCGCAGTTAAAGCAAAAAATAGCTTTAAACGAGATACTACTTCCCGTACTAGACCAAGTAGAACAGGCGGAATTGCGTCAGAACCAGCTAATGGAGAAATACGGTTTTATTGCAAACGAAGCCGCTACTGCAATGTCATCTGCTGTGCAGTCCATTGTTACAGGTACTGGTTCGGTAGAGCAAGCCTTTAGCGATATGTTCGCCAATATCGGAAAAGCCTTTATTGATATGGCGACTCAGATGATTGCCCAGGCGTTGGTCATGAAGGCGCTAGGAATACTTAATAGCGCCTTTGGTGGTGGCGCCAGCGATGGTGATGGTGGCAATATTTTTACGGACATACTTTCAAGAGGAGGTCTTCGCGCAAACGGCGGCCCAGTCAGCGCAAACACGCCTTATGTTGTCGGAGAAAAAGGGCCGGAGCTATTCATTCCGGGGGCTTCTGGCTCGATCACCGACAATCAGCAGTTTGAGGCAGCACGCGCCTCAATGTCGTTCTATGGCGGCGGTAGTGGTACGCCTGCCTATAGTCCTAATATCCAGGCCACAACAATGCCGGACGGTATGCAGTATGTCACCGTGGAACAGATGAACTCAACGGTTAAGGCAGGCATGAAGGTAGCTGCGAACCAAGGCGCGGCAGGCGGTAACGCATTAACAATGAACAAGCTTAGAAATTCACGCTCACAGCGTTCCAAAATTGGATTAGGCCGATGAGTTACACGTGCATAACAACATTTATCACCGTTGGTGACTCAAAGTACCAAAACAGTACTATTGGGCAAACAATTGATGGGCACCAGTACCTTAGTTTTATTTATCAGGGTGGGGCAAAGAACAGGTCAGGTGACAACATTGAAGCTGCAATAGTTTTGTCCGCAAACTTAATAAGCATGAATGCAGCCAGGGCCGCAGTAGTCGAAAAGCAAAAAGTTAAAGTAGAAACTTTTGTTATGAATAGCACTTTTACTAGCAAGCAAAGAAAGCTAACACAAGAAAACTGGATAGCTGCCAGTATGTCGTATGACACTGAAACTATAGAAGTGTTGTTGAGCAGCGCGATTGATGCAGTAGGGGCCAGCACTCCAAACCGTGTGCTCACACGCCTTCAAGTTGGTGAATTACCTGTGACAGGCTCAGTTAATAACCGTTGAACCCTTATCAGCTACTTGGACGCCCCTACAGGCTGGGCGGCGACTTTAACAGACATGAAGGCGGTGACTGCTTGTCGTTGGCTCGTGCTGTGCTTGCCCATTACGGAATCAGCACACCAGAACCTAAGCGGAGCTGGTACAGGCGGCTAAAGCGCGGTGACACCAGCGTATTTAAGGAGGAGTTAGAACGCTGGGGCCAGCAAACGACTCACGTAGACTGTGGTGTAGTTGCGCTGTGTAGGTCCGAAAATGGCTATGGCATGGCAGTTTATTTTGAAAACGGATGGCTGAACTTCGGAGAGTCGGGGGTTCGATGGAGCCCCGTCGAGCATTTGCAAGTCCACGGGTTTTACTGCCCTCGGAAATACAAATAATCGAAGCTTTAGGGCTTACTGAAGATGAGTATTGGGAATTTCTGCGCCTAAACGATGAGTACAACGGCAAGAGGAAAGAAGCTTATGCGTATGTGCCTGACGTCCAGAATGACCCCATTACCCCCATTCTTGTAAACCTTGTAATTGGTATAGCTCTCACGGCTGTAGCTGCACTTATAGCACCAAAACCAAGAACACCTGAACAGAAGAGAAAGCTAGGCCCATTAAAAACAGAAGACCAAACAAGTGCCAGCCGTTTTGCTCCGCAGTCAAGTTTTGATTCGCTCCAGCAGCTGGCACAGCTTGGGTCTCCTATTCCCTTAATTTATACCAAGCAACGCACGCACAATGGTGAGACTTACGGCGGCGTTCGTGCCAACAGCACACTGCTCTGGTCGTATTTAGTAACACTGGGGCGCAGCCAGCAGTTAAGAGCTTTACTGTTATTTAGTCATGGCAAAATAAAGGGTCGCCCTGATTTTAAGGGGTACGCAATTGGCGATTTGTTATTAGCTGATTACGCACTGGGAAAAGTGGCTCTGTACTTTAAAGACAATATGAACGGAGGGCGTTTTTTACACAGTGATGTATACCCAGATGGAGAGATGGAACCTCCTTTTGATACAAGTAAAGGTAGTGACCCTTTTGCTTTTAAATGGGCAAATGGACTTGTTCAATTCTCTAGCGGATCGCGCACACCAAACACACAGGCCGTGTTTGGTCACTACGCCTGTTTACCCAACGCCAATATGTACAAAGTAAATTACGAGCTTGTGATGAAGCCCGATAGCGCAGATGGGGATGTAGAGGACGACATTCGGGATAGGAAAAGAAAAATTAAACGCGAATACCCTCGATACGGTTACGTGTTTAATGTTTTAGGTAGGAGTATTGGAATAAGGGACAACGAAGCGTATGACGTAGGCGATACTGTAGTTTATGCTTTAGCACCTAATCAATTTTCTGAAGACGATATTGGAAATGTTGAAGAGATTCGGCAATCTATAGACAATGCAAGAATTGAAGCTGACTCTAATTTAGTTGTAGGGGACACTTATTTAGTTGGAACGGGGTACGGGGTTCTAGTTAAAAAAGAGGGAAGCCCGTGGCGAATAGGCAATCAAGTCACTGCTTATTTTAGGATGACAACAGCAGGTCTTATCGACGTACGAGGCGGAAATGGAGATGGCCAACAAAGACCAGTTAATCTGTCAATACAACGCATGGCGTTGGCTACTATAAGCAATACTAGAGCTTGTGACAGAACAGATATAACTGTAAAATCCACTGTTTACAGAAAAATAAACGGCTTTGCAAATGTAAATTCACAGCCAAGTGACGCAACTATTGGGAGATACAACGACAACGACGCCAATATACAATTAGGGAGGATGAACATTTACACTAAAAGGCTGTCGTTTTTTGCCTTACAATACCGAAAACAAGGCGATACTGACTGGATAAATATTACTTCTGCCAACTCGTCTTTTGTAGTCGAAGGTAGAAGTCCAGAGGCTGTGTATAATCAGATTTCTATTATTCATCCAGAGCTTGCAGCGTATGATTTTCAGCTAGCCCCCATTGCTGGTGCAGCAGCGGCAAGGTTTTGGATGGACCAACGAATTGTTTATGTACTAGACGCATCCGGTTCGTTTGATGATAGCTGGAAACAACCGAGTGAAAGTTCCTTTAGTAAGGATGGTTTTTTTGTATGGTACACAGGCTATGAAAAAGTATTTGATTCAAATAGCAGTTACAACAAAGAGTGGGAAGTGTACGGTGTTCCAGAAGGCACAGGGGAAAACGGCTACGGTGATGGCATTGTGCAGTACGGAGAAACTGTAAATTTAAGATACGGGGACGGATGGCAAGATTTTGTCGTTTATGACACAGAACAACCATCTAATCAAACTGCTCCTGAGCATGAGGTGGTAAACGTAAACGAAATTACTGCTGCCAGGATAAACGGCGCTGGTTTTACACCTGTGTATGACGATCTTGCTTATGCAGGTATCAGATTAAATAGCGGTGTTGAATGGACAAACTTCAGTCAGTTATCCGCGTACTTTAAAGACGGTATTGAGGTTGAAAAACTACTACCCCCTTTCGGCACGGATTCAACCAATTTATTTCCTGAAATTGTTTTTGACCTTTTGATAAATAAAAAATACGGCCTTGGTGAAAGTGTTGGTAAACTTCAAATTAATAGGGACGAAATGCAAGATGCCGCACAATTTTGTTTAGGAAACCAATTTTTTTGGGATGGTGTTATAGGCGAAAGGGTAAACGTAAGAGACTGGATTTTTGAAAACGCAGGTTATTGTTTGCTTCAATTCAGAATCAAAGGAGGTCAGTTTAGCCTTTACCCTGACGTACCATTTGATAGTTCTGGGCAGATAGATGTGGGCCAAAAAATATACCCTAAAGCTCTATTTACGGATGGAAACGTAACCGACTTGCAAGTAAGTTTTTTGACCCCAGAAGAACGTCAACTATTCAGGGCAGTAGTTCTATGGCGCAAAGAAGCGCAGAACAGTTTTCCGGAAACAAAAACATTAGGTGTGCGGTTGACTGACGAACAGGGCGGCTCGGAAAGCGACATAGAAGAAACATTTGATATGAGTTACTTTTGCACTAGCCAAAAACACGCAGAATTTTTCGCTAAATACGCTTTAAAAATTCGTCAACAAGTAGACCATGGAATTAAATTTCAAACAACACCTCAAATGGCAATGGGGCTGGAACCTGGAGAATACTTTCAGGTTGCTTCTGCGGTTGCCCACTCTGACAGCTCTATTGGAAGCCTTTTAAACAACGGGTCAATAGACAATGAAGGTAATGTTATCGGCTTGGACTTAGAGAATGGAACGTACCA